ATTAGTATAAAGGAGGATTTTAAAAATGGATATTAAAGAAAATATTGATTTATTAAATAAATGTTACTCTGATTATATTATGAAAAAAGAAATTTATTCATCTATGTATAGATATGCTATAGAGGGGCAGAGTGATGCGAGAATTAATTATAAAAATAATAAAAGTAGGTCTAATTTAAAGATAAAAGCTAATTTTGTAAAGAAATTTATAAAGGAAGAAGTGTCTTATCTTCTATCTAATAAACCTACTCTTATAGGAGAAGATTCAACAGCTATTGAATTTATTAATAAGAAAACCGCACATTGGCACGAAGCTCATGATAAGGAGTTATTAAGGGATTTACTCACATTCGGGGTGGTATTTGAATTATATTATACTCGAGAGGAAATTGTTGCGGGGAAAAAAGAATTGCAAGTCTGTTCAAAGGTTGTTAATCCTTTAGACGGGTATGTATACTTTGATGAAAATTTTCAGCCAGTAATGTTTATGAGATTTTATAGAAAAAAATTTGATACAACAGAATATGTTGATATTTATACTAAAGATAAAATATATCACACAGATGTTAATTTTTCTAATTTGGATAAATATGATACTAATAATTTTGGTTTCGTTCCGGTTACTTTCGTACAGCTAAGTAAATATAGAGAAAAAGATACAATTTACAATGATATAAAAGATTTACAAGATGCTTACGAAACAAATTTATCTGATATAGTTAATGAAATATCGGATTATAGGCTTGCATATTTCCTAGCTCTTGGTTGCAAATTAAGTGATGAAGTAATTGCAAAGATGAAGGAAAAGGGGATTTTAAATACTGATGAAAAAGATGTAGATATGAGATTTTTAACAAAAGATATAAATGATACTTTTGTGCAGAATACATTATCTACATTAGAGAAACAACTCTACAATATGGCAGGGCATGTAGATACTGGTGAGCAATTAGCTTCAAATATATCGGGAACTGCTCTTAGAAATAGATTAATTTCGTTAGAACAACGCGTAAGGGATACGGAAGCAGTTATGCAGGACGCTTGTAAAAATAGGCATAAAGTTATATTTAGTGTTTTTAATAGGATAGATAACACCACATACGATTATAGAAATTTAAGTGTTAAATATACATTAAATATTCCTCAAGACGATTACGTTATTGCTCAAATGCTTGCACAAGTTCCAGAGGGGGTTATCTCAAAAGAAACTGCTAGGGGGCTATTTAGTTTTATTAATAATACTGCAATGGAATCAGAGAAGATTAAGAAGGAAGAAATTGAAGGATTAACAGATGTTAATCTTGATCATATTTAACAATGAGTGAGTTCGACGAATTAATTGAAGAAATTTATGAAGAAGCTGGTAAAGGGCTTAATGACATATATAAAGAAGAAAAAGAAGCAAGAGAAAAGCTACTTAATAAAGTTGCTAGAATAATGCTTACTTATAAAATTGCTGACAGCTTTTTAAAAGTTACAGCAAAAGAGAAACAAAAAATAAAAAATGACTTTAACAAGGAATTGAAAAATACTTTTAATGACTTGATAGAGATAGAAAAAGAAAAAACTACAGAAATATTAACTAATGCAGCTATAAAGGTAGGTGCTTTTTTTGATGAAGCTATTATTTCAAAGAATGATATAAATAAAATAGTTAATTCAGCCTTTAAGGGAGAAATATATAGTGAACGAATTTGGAGCAATATAAATGAAGTTTCAAAGCTTATGCAAAAAAATATGAATGACTTTTTTAATAGCTCTATATCTGTAAATGATATAGAAAATATTATAAAAAAACATTTCAATACTAATGCTTCAAATGTTAAAAGATTAGTTAATACCGAAGTGAGTAGGGTTATAAATGAAATAAATAATGTGCAATTTAAGGAATTGGGAGTAAAAAAGGTTATATATAATGCTGAGCTAGATAAAGGAACTTGTGAAGTCTGTGAGGGCTTGCATGGAACTATATTTAAGTTAGAAGATAAACCGGTAATTCCACAACATCCAAATTGCCGCTGCTATTATGAAATTAAAGAATAATATTTTTTAAACTGCTAAGGGCTTTTTGAACTTGGCAGGGGAGGAGTATAAATGAAAAAAAGTGAATTATTAAATTTAGTTTCAACGCTAAATGATGATGATAGTGTTTTAGAAATATTAAAAAATAATGAACAATTGAAGGTATTACAGGAAGTGAATTTTGATTCAGTAAAATCTTACCTAGAAAATAAAGAGGATGGAAAAATGTATCTTCAAAAATTTGCTGATTCTAAAGTTACAGCAGGAATTAAGACATGGAAGGAAAATAACCTTCAGAAATTAATTGATAAAGCGGTTTTAGATGCTACTGGTAAGAATAAAGAGCCTTGGCAAATTGAAATGGATAAGATGAGAGCAGAAATGGAGCAGGAAAAGGCACTTAATGCTAAGATTTTAAGAGAGAGCAAGGCAAAAGATTTATTAACTGCTAAAGGCTTAAAAACAGAGTTATTGCCTTACATCAATTTAGGTGAAGATGATGAAGCTATGACAAATACAATAAATAATTTAAGTGTTTTCGTAAATGACATAGTTAGTGATCAAGTTAAAACTGTAATGGCAAGTGGTTCATATACTCCTCCAGGCGGAGATGATGAAATGGAAACAGTGTCAGCACAATTAGCACAAATATTTGGAAATTAAAGAGTTTTTTTTAAGGCTCTTTTTTTTTTATGCAAAAAATTAATAAAAAAATACCAAAAAAATAAAAGAAATTTAACAAAAGAAAAGGATAGGTGATTTTTAATGGCAAATGTAATAACATATGCAGGTATTTTTCAGAAAAATTTAGATAAACAAATGACAGCAAAATTAACATCAGGATGGATGGAAGCAAATGCAGGACAAGTTATCTATAATGGTGGTAAGGAAGTAAAAATTCCACACCTTTCTATGCAAGGTTTAGCTGATTACGGCAGAACTAATGGAACAGGTTTTGTAAATGGAGATATTACATTTAAATATCAAACAAAAGAAATGACTAAAGATAGGGGGAGAAGTTTTCAATTTGATTCGAATGATGTTGATGAAACAAACTTCGTTTTAACCGCAGGAAATGTATTATCTACATTTCAAACAACTCAAGTTGTTCCAGAGGTCGATGCTTATAGATATTCAACTTTAGCTCAAGCAATGCTAAAAGCTAGTGCAAATAGCGGTACAAGTGTAGGGGCGATAACAAACGGAACCACTGCCGGTACTGGAGTTGCCCCAGGGATTGCAACAGGAGGGTACACTCCAGCTAAAGCAACAATTTTTAATAAGGTTAAAAGTGATCTGGCAGCTATTAGAGATATAGTTGGGGATATTCCCTTAGTAATAACTATGTCAGCGACTACTTTATCACTATTAGAGCAGTCAGATGAAATTTCTAGACAATTAAATGTTATAGATTTTACAAAAGGTGATATAACAACAAGAGTTAAATCGCTGGATGGAGTCCCTATTATAGAGGTACCTTCTTCTAGATTTAAGACTGAATATACATTTACAGCTTCTGGTGCAGGTGGATTCGTTGCTACTGCTGCGGCGGCAGATATTAATTGGATGATTATGCCTTTAACTGCTCCTATAGCAGTTTCAAAAACTGATAAAGTAAGAATATTCTCACCGGACACAAATCAATCTGCTGATGCTTGGAAGGTTGATTATAGAAAATATCACGATGTGTGGATAACTGATGAACAATTAAAATTATGCAGAATCAGTATAAATAAAGGAGCTACAAAGATAGCTTCAGGAAAAAACAAAGAAGAAGCAGTAGAATAATATTAAGTTATGAGTAGAATAGTTGAATCCCTATTGGCAGAAATAAAGGACGAGCTTTCCTTAGCTGATAGTGAAAACAAAAGAATAGAACGCTATGTAAAAAGAGCCTATGTTATCATTAAAAATTATTTAAAAAATGAAGAGTTGACATTAGAAGAAGCTCAACAAAAATATCCTGAAGCAATTTTATTAATTGTTGCAAAAATGTACTCTGTAAAAGAGGTTGGCAACATTCAACAGAAGACCGTCGGGGAGAAAAGTATTACTTATAATGTTAATCAGAATAACAATTATTTAACCGATGATATCCTTGCGCTACTTCCTACAAGAGTTCCTCAAGTAAGGAGCTTTTATTAATGTTTAATGAAGATAATATAACTATTTACAATAGAGTTAAAGGCAGAAATGGTTATACATATTATAGAACCATATTAAAAGGTGTTGAAGTTCAACAAAAAAGAAGTGCTACAGTGAGTAATACATTAAATGTTGCTTATAGCACTTCTATTTTTGTAGATAAGCCTGTGAATAATGCCAAATCATATATATCTGAAAAAGAATTTGTAAAACTTTCTGAAGAAGATAGACAAAAATACTTTACATTTGGCTCTGGGGATAAAATCATTGCTGATATAGTAGAAAAAGAAGTTAATGCAGATTTTTCTATAACTCAGTTGGAAGCAGCTTATGAAGTTCTTACTATTAAAGGCTTAAAGAATTTTCCTTGTCATTTTGAGGTTGAAGCAGTTTAATGTCTAAAGTTAAATTACATTTTGACCCAAATGATAAGATTCTACTTAAAAGACATTTAAATAAAAATGGCAAAGGGCAAGAATATTTTACAAAAAGAGTTGCTGCATATAGTTTTAATTATGTGCCAAGGCTTACAGGAAGGTTAAGAACAGATACAACGGTAAAGGTTAATAGTATTACATGGAATCAGCCTTATGCTAGGAAACAATATTATGGCCATAAAAAATGTTCTTATTGGGATAAAAAAATGTGGAGTAGCAAAGGTGGGACTATAATTAATGAAGTTGCTAAGTTTTGTGGAGGGCGTTCTAAGTGATAATTGATAAAATTAGAGATTTTTTATATGAATATAAATTTTTTAATGATAACAA